CAGGATTCTCTGAAGAGTCCTTTGGTACAGCTCTTGTCGCGGTTTATTTTTAAACCAAACGATTCGAGAATGTTCATTGCGTCCGCGGCGTAAGCCGTTGTGACAATGACGTCATCACCGTACACAAGGAGGCCCTCACGGGTCTCCTCGTCGGGTGCACCGGCATCGAGAAGACTCCAGATAGTCAAAGCCATGATAGGAAAGCATAAAGCTGATCCCATCGGGGCAAACTTTCTGCGAGTTAATTCTTCTCCGGTCGGAAGCACAGTAGATAAGCTCCTACAAGCCTCTAAATACGTAAAAACGTGCTTAGGGAAGAGTAGGCGAACCAAATCAGTAGAAATTCTATCCGAAGCCTCATTGAGGTCTAAGGTAGAATACTTACCAGCCTGACTCCCTAAAAGGGCGCCATACTGGTTGGGTTGCTGATTTGTGAAGAAGACGTTGTACCTCGTAAGAGGGGACGTCTCGACGGTACGAACAATTGCCCTGCTTAGTCCCTGTTGGACCCATTGAAAATCAACGGGTTCGCAAGAGATTAGGCGTGGGCCACGAGAATCCTTAGGCACGAGTATTACTCGCGCCGGGAGACTCTTTGTACCGATCGTGTCAAACGAACGGTAAGTGTCACAAACATGTCCAAATGACGCCCGAAAATAAGCGTCAAGAGGGTATACGTCTGTGATACGATCACTGATATTAGTCCATTGGTACTTGGTCCAGAGCCGTTGCTTTGTAGCAACAGCACCCGGGCCGTGCCGTGGACGGATATCCGTCGGATCGAAATGCGAAAAGAGATTATATAATCTCTTCCTCGCAGTGCGGATAAGTTGGTGTGGATTAAGCCTTTCAGCTTGACCCCACCGAACCCGACCGAAAGACGGATGAGCCTCTTCGAGAGATCGAAGAAGCTTGTCCGAATGTTCGAGGTCCTGCTCAGTTTGTTTAAACTTGAGCAAGACACTATGTTCCTGCGTATCTGTATACGGTAACTCATACTTGTAAAACGAGTATAAGACAAGCCGTAGTACGCCGACGTAGACAGGATCAGCTTCTAAAAGAAGCTGCCCGTTGCTATGCAGAACTCTGCTGAAGAATTCACCCAGAAATCTGGGCAATTCACTCTTAGGCAAGGATTCAAATCCGAGCTTATTAGCGTTCAGCGGAGTGTCGCCTGCCAAAGCCTTGTCTAAGGCTTTGCCCAAGCGCGGGAGGGATTTTGTCAAAAATCCCATTCCTTCAGAGGACACTCGGGCTCGCAG